AAGGTCAAGATGGTTTAATAATATACTAAAATCTAGAGAAAAATCTGGATCTAATAACACAAATCCTAATGGAAATAACATAAGTGACAGAAATCCTAATGGAAATGACATGTCATGATAAATAAAACATATAAAATACTCCTTTTTATAAAATGGTAAAAAATGACTTTTTATCTATAATATATAGAGTATATAAAAAAAAATATTTTAAAATATGAAGAATCTTAAACTTGAATTGTTTAACTTCAAAAAGAACTTAACTCTTGACCAGGAGGAAGTTTCAGGAATAGTTGAAGGGCATATGAATGCTTGTAATGAACTGTCTGAAAAATCGATAGTTCTTTCTTTGAATGAAAGACTTAAACCATACACATATGATAAGAGTGTTAAAGCTTTATTGGAAGACCTTAATGATGACATGAAAAACTATGAGTTATTATATGAACTAAAGAGTTTATACAATGTTCTTAATTCTAAAAACCAAGGTGAGTTATACAGACAACCTTTGAACGTGGTTCTTCAAACTATAAATTTAGAAACTGATCAAGATAGAATGTCAAAAATTCTTAATGAATTAGCTATTTATGACTGGGTTCCAGAAGTTAAATTGTTTGTTCATAACTTAACAAAATCTCCAGAAAAAAGAACTAATCTTTTAAGTGGTGGTAAAGGTGAATCTACATTCACTATTGTTGAACAAGTTGAAGATGGTCATGTTGCTTTAGTTAAAGATTCTTGGTTTTTATTAACTGAGAACACAATTGAAAAAACATTATTAGAAAACAATGTTAAAGATGAAGAATCTTTAAAATCTTTAAGAATGTTAGAAACAGCTATGAAGTATGCACAAGTTTCTGAAGATAGAGTTAATTTCAGAATTTCTGAATATTTAACTATTGGTCTTTCTGTTGGTAAGAAAAGTAATCTTTTCATCAATGATGATGAGATGAATGATGAAACTACATTAGAGTCTTTATTCTCTTCTCCTATCATTCCTATCGTTAACAAAAACTTTTATCCTATTTTACTTGAAGTATCTAAAAACTTAGATAAATTCGTAGAATTAGATGTTGTTAAAAGAGTTAACAACTTAATTAATCCTTATTTAGAAATATTTGCTTTTAATTATAAGAACAACACATTCCTATACAGATGTGATGAGAGATATGGTAATTCATTCTTCAAATATGAATCAGCTTTAGAGTTGGTTAATGAAGTAAGAAACGAATTAAACTATGACTTAACTTATTTCTATGAAAACAGATTAGATAAAGAATTAATCGTTAAAAGAAAACTTGAAGATAAAGAAAGAGAAATCACTCTTAAATTAGAAGATGTTAACTTCAATATTGAAAAAGTTAAAGGTTCTATCCAGATGATTGGTGAATCAGAAGTTTTAACAACAGCTTTAAATAATTTAGAGAAAAGAAGGTCATCTCTTGATGTTGAGTTACAAGCTACTAAAGAATTACAATACAAAGAAAGAGTAAAATCTTAATTAGTATTAAATATATTAAAAATCCTCAAAGAAATTTGAGGATTTTTTTTTATTATAAAACTTTTTCATGTTACATGTATATAACATGAAAGCATTTAAGAGTGAATAACTCCTAAATTCCAAAAAATAAATTATATGGATGTATCTAAACAACAAAGATTTATACATTGAGGTTATCGTTTCAAAAGCTCAAGGAAAACTAACAAGAAACGCAGAAAAAATGCTAGAGTTATTAGCAAAGAAAACAATCAAAAAAATGAGATACTGGTCTAATGATGATAAACTAGATTGTTACCAATCAGGATTATTAGATATGTTTCAAAACTGGTATAATTTTAACGAAGAAAAATCAGTAAACGCATTCGCTTACTTTACAGAAGTATTCAAAAGAGGAATCGCTAAAGGTTATAATGAACTTTATAAGAAAAAGGGAGATAACGAACACTTAATCAAATTAATTTCAATTGAAGGATCAAATGATGGAATGGGACTCCACTCACTTTAATATCAAAACATTTGATATAGTTCTAACACCAGCATTTGGTACTGCTACTATACCGATAACTATATTACCTTCAAGACAGAAAAGACGAAAGGAAAAAATTCAAAACATATTTAAACTAAAAAACCTCTCAATTTGAGAGGTTTTCTTTTTATATCTTATTTTAGTTTAATTCAGGAACTGAATCTCCTAAAATAGTTGTAATCATTTTTTCTACAATTAGATAAGGATCTGCGTTTGATGATGGTCTTCTGTCTTCAATATAACCAACCGCGTCTGCTTCATTAATAGAAGAAGGAATTCTAATAGACTTAGTTCTGTCTCCAATACCCCATCCAAATTTATCCATAGATGATGTTTCATTTGCCCCAGTTAATCTGTGTTCGTTATTAACACCATAGATAGCAATGTGTTCTTTGTGTTTAGTTTCTAATTTTTTACACATTTGTTCAGCAATTGCTTTTTTGTTTTCTTTATCTTCTCTGATTGTTTTAGTAGAGAAGTTAACGTGCATTCCTGAACCATTCCAATCATTACCTTTGAAAGGTTTTGGATCTAATTCAATTCGGTAGTTATACTTTTCACTCAATCTGTAAAGAAGATATCTAGATACCCAAAGTTGGTCAGAACCATCTTCTGCTGGTACAGGACCAATTTGATATTCCCATTGTCCTAAAGCAACCTCTGCGTTTATACCAGATACTAATAATCCAGCTCCTAAACAAAGATCAACGTGTTCTTCTACGAATGCTCTTCCACTAACATTGTTAGCACCTACAGCACAATAGTAATCACCTTGTGGTTTAGGGAAAGAACCTTGTGTAGAGGGCCATCCTAATGGTTTATTAGTTTCATTATCATAGATAAAGTACTCTTGTTCGAAACCATACATTGTCTCATCGTCATGTTTTTCTATAACATTCATCATACCTCTTCTTGTGTTGGTGTGATGTGGTGTCATATCAGTGTTATAAACTTCAGCTAACACAATGATTGTTCTAGCAACTAATGGATGAAGAAAGAAATTAACTGGTACTAACAGTAATTCTGATTTTGATGTTTCTGCTTGATAAGTAGAAGACCCGTCAAAGTTCCAAACAGGTGCTTTTCTTGTTCCATTTTTAAAAGATTCAAAAATGTTTGCTTCTCCTTCAAGAGCTTCTAAGTTAACAATCTTAGTTTTGGACCTAATTTGTTGAGGGTTTGAACCATCTAGCCAAATGTACTCTAATTTGATATTTTGCATATTTAGTTTTTTTTTATTTTATGAGTTTTAGTCAACTTTGTTTAAAATGTTTAGTAAAATATCTATAAAATTAAAAAAATGAACAAGATTATTTTACAACTTTGGGAAGAGTCTAATATGAAAGATGGGTTTTTAAGTGATGGATGTTCTTTACACATCGATTCTATTGAAAGAAACAAGTATATTTCTGAAATATATAAAGGAAGAGATAGTTCTAATGTTCCTTCTGAATATGATAGAATTGTTGGTGATGAGGTTATTGCTTTTGTTCCTGATAGAATCTATGATTTAGTTGAAAAAGAAGGTACTTTGAAATTATCAGAACCTGCTTTTCAGAACCTTCTTAAATTTGATGAGATAATATTTAACACTATTGAGATATGATTACACTATTCTACTTATTACTTATAGTTTTTGCTTTCAATGAGGTCTATTATGTACTTAATAAACCTAGATTGGATTTAAATATGAAAAACAGAGATGTTGAAGCTACTAAAAGTATAGACATCGCTCATTATTTATTGAGAATCCTATTTTGGATTTGGATAGTTATAGGTCTGTGGTCGTCTCAATCAGAAATGTTTATGTTTCTTGGTTCATTACATCTTCTTAGATTTCTATTTTATCACATAAATAGAAAACTTTATATTATCTGGGATAATTTATTACCTAGTATTTCAATCATATTTATAATGATAATACTAATATACAAACTTAAAGGTTAAACTTCTTTAGATGTTGTTCGGTTATGATTATAAAGTCATAACCTTTTTTATTACACCAATTAATCATAGTTTCCCACTTTTGTTTGTTCTTATAAGCCATTTTTAGATCATACTCAAAGTTTTTTAACTTTTTCATACCATTTTCTGGTACATTTAATTTACCTTCATTTAAGTCTTGAACCATTTGAAATTCTTTCATTGGCTTAACTTCTACAACAACTTGTTTAAGTGTTCCATCTGATAGTCTCATTTCATAGTAAAAGTCTGGAAAATAGGAATGTTCTTTTATTTTAGTATCTCCGTTATCAAAGTGAGTCATTTGATAAGGTATTCTCAAACACTCGGCTCCCCATTTAGTTATAGTGCTGTTATTGTCTAACCAGTGCATTATTTTCTTTTCCCAAGAACTTCTGAAGTAAACTCCGCCTTGTGTGTTAAGTTTAATTACTTTGTCCTTATTCTTAGGTACATAGTTTCCTTGATTATAATTTGAATTGTTTGGCTTTGAATTTAACATACCTTGGATTTGTTTATTTTATATATAAAAGAAAACCTTTTTTCATGGGAGAATTAGTAGATAGAGTAGGTATTAGAATGTTAGTGCATGGTGATGGACTCGCTGATAACTTTAAGAATAACTCACTTTATTTTTATGATAAATATCAAAAGTCAGATAAAGATGTTTTGTCAATATCTATAAAGGATATAAAACCAGGTGGGTTTTATCACTTACATTACTTGGATAGTTCTAATTGGATGATGTATTCTCCAATATTTGTTACTAATTTTAAGAAAATTGGAAAATACACAATAATATTTGGTGTTAATTTTAACTTTATACCTTTAGAAGTAAGAGTTTATCTTTTTGATAAATTTATAATAGAAGAAGACTTTGAAAAGAATAAATTTCTCAAAGTAGATTATAATGGTATGTATTCTGAATTGATTAAATATGGTTTTGAATATGCTATTGTTGAATATAATGCTGAACAAATTAAATTAGTTCATAAAATACATATGGAATCTATTCCTAGATTCTTGATATCTGGTCATCCTAAGAATAAATATGATCCAGGTAAGTTATTTGATATATGGAAGGCTAAGATAGGTGATAAGGATAAGAGAAATCAAGAGATAATGAAAGCTACTATGGATGACTTCTATGATACCAGAGGTGAGATTAATGAGAAGTATGTTCTTTTGAAAGGTCACATTCAAAGAATTCAGAACAATATGAAAAAATATGGAAATAGATAATAATATATACTATTATAAAATTTACAATTATTAAATGAAACATTTAAGAAAATTCGAAGAACTAAACTATTCAACATATATGAGTGCTGCTGACAAACTTTCTGCTTTTGGTCAGACATCTAGATCTAAAGAGGTTAAAGACCACGCTGTTAATATGTCTAGAAAAGTTGTAGATGATATGACATTTGGTATTATGGTTGGTGATATAAAACCTTTTCCAGAAGCTAAATTTGCAAGTTTAGATATATTTAAAACAGGAGAAGGATGGACACTACAAGCTGTTTTTCATTCTGGAAATAACACACATAGAATTGGTTGTTCGGTTTCTGATATAGGTGAGATAATCTGGAGAGATGGTAATAAGTTTATTGATAGAAAATCTGTTGTTAAATTCCAAAAAGCTATAATATCATTAGCCCAATCACAGGATGAGTTAGTTAATTACTTAAAAGAAACAGGTCTACAACCTGAGGATCTTAGACTGATACAAAGAACATTTTATAATTAAAAATTAAAAACACTATAAAAAACCCACACCAAAAATGTGGGTTTCGTTTTTAATAAACCTCTGGAGGAAGATTGTAATTTTAATATATAAACAAATACTTATTTTAAAATAGATGGCTTCTTATAACCAATTTAACCAAGGTAGTAACAATACCAACTTCGCTTACACGAACAGTGCTGTCGAAAACAAAGGACTTTTTAATAGAATTTTAAGAGGATTATCATCATACGGAATGAACTATGATGATATGATTGTTAGAAACCAAGTTGGTATCGGTATCAATGAAGATCCATACGCTGCTAGAGGTAACTCAATGTATGATTTCTTCTCACAAAGAGCTGTGGCGTCTGTTTTGAATAGAAAGTCTATACCTTATTTAGATAAGGCTTACGGAGACAAAAGAAGAATCCTAAGAGAGTATTCTATTAAAGATGAGATTAGAGACTTCGTTAGTTCATTAGCTGATGAGAGTATCGTTTATAACGATGAGAGAGACTTCTGTTCGCCTAAACCATTAAGTAATGATTACTCGCAAGAAGTTAAAGATAAGTATCAAGAATATTTCGAAAAGATTTATAATAAGTTTGGATTCTCTGATAGTATCACAGCTTGGAATATGATGAAAGATTTTCTTATTGATGGATATTTAGCATTAGAAATTATTTATGATGATAAGAAAAAGAATATTATTGGTTTTAATAGATTGAGACCTGAAACAATTGTTCCAGCATATGAACCAACTATTGGTCACTTATGGATTCAGTTTCCAGAAGATCCTCAATTAAGAAGAATCTTCTTAGATTCTCAGATAGTTTACATCTCGTACTCATCTCAGAATGATTATTCAGAAACATCATATGTTGAGGGTTTAATTAAACCTTATAACCAATTAAAGATTCTTGAGCAAACAAGAGTAATGTTTAACATTATTAATGCTACAGTTTATCAAAAGTTCACTATTCCTATTAAAGGTTTATCAAGACAAAGAGCTGAAGAACAAATTGGTCAATTAATCAATGATTATTCAGAAGAAGTTGAATGGGATGATTCATTGGGTACATTATCTATTAATGGTGCTAAACATTTACCTTATAACAAACAAATTTGGTTTCCTGAAGGAGACGCTGGTACACCAGCTATGGAATTAGTTTCACCTGAAGGACACAACTTAAATGAATCAGATATGTTGACTTGGTTCTACAACGCTTTGAAAAGAGCTTCTAAGATTCCTTTCCAACGTTTTGATAAAGAAAATGGTGGTGGTAACTTAATTAACGACTCGGCAGATATGACGAGAGATGAGATTAAATTCTATAACTTTATTAATAGATTAAGAGCTAACTTCAAAGAACTTATTGTTAAGCCTTTGAAATTACAAATGTTAATTGAATTTCCTGAGTTAAAAGAAGATGAGATTGTAATGAATCAAATTGATATTTCTTTTAACTCTAATCAGGTATTTGAAGAGTGGAAGAAATTAAATAACTTGGCTAAGAAAGCTGAGATATTCGGTACATTAGTTGGTGTTATGAATGGTGAAAAACCTTACTTCCATATTGAGTATTTAATTGATAACGTATTTAAGTTAACTCCAGAAGAAAAAGCTGAGAATCAGAAATACTGGGCTAAAGATGCTGCTAGTGTAGCCGCTGCCGCTGGTGCCGCTCCTGGAGCTGAAGGTGCTGCTCCTGCTGAGGGTGGTGATGTACCAGCTGAGGGTGGTGATGTACCAGCTGAGGGTGGTGATGCAGCTCCAGAAGCACAAGCCGCTCCTGAAACTCCTCCTGCTGAAGGTGGTGTTGAAGGTGGTGGAGGAGAATTTGAATTCTAAAATATACTATAAAAAAGAAAACCTCTCAAATTTGAGAGGTTTTTTTATGCTGCCATTTTTGGGTGTGTGAAGTAGAAGGATTTGACTTTGTTATCTACTATGTTTTGTTTTAGTTCTAGTTCAACTCCGGATTCAATTAGGTCTCCAATAATCTTACCCCATTCAGTGGTCATTGTTTTGATTGTTATTTCTAACTCTAAAACATTGTTACCTTTTAGTATAAACTTCATATGTTTTATAGATGATGATGCTTTTTTAAGTACATCAAAGTCGTCTTCATCATCAACTACAACATTCACATACATAACACCGTGAGCGTGACCAGATATATCTAAAGTAAATTCAATCTTTTTATCTTCTAAAATCGAATTTAATTTAATTTCTCTTTTATATTCTTTCCAATTACTGAAATTAGATAATAACTTCTCGTATTGCTCTAAAGTATTATTATCTAATTCAATATTAAAAGATTTTGTTACACTCCATCCTTCCATTTACAATAAAGTAAAATCTATTTGTTTTCTTTCTAAGTCTACTGACTTAACTACAACTTTAAGAGGATCTCCTAATCTGATTTTCTCACCATTTTCACTTGTTATTGTATAGTTAGCTGTATCAGCTGACCATTTTCCTTCAAGTGATTGGTATCTAACCATTCCTTCACATTTACTTTCAATCAATTCAACATACATACCCCAATCAGTTACTCCTGAAACGATACCATCAAATACTTTTCCAATCTTATCTAAAAGATACTCAGCTTGTTTGTATTTAATTGAATCTCTTTGAGCTTTAGCAGCTACTAATTCTCTAGCAGAGCACCATTTAGCTTGTTCTTCAATCTTACCAGGGTTACCTTGAGTTTTCTTATCTAAGAAATCAAGTAGTATTCTATGTGTAATTAAATCAGGATATCTTCTAATTGGTGAAGTAAAGTGAGAATAGTGAGTAAATCCTAAACCATAGTGACCAATGTTCTTAATTGTGTAAGTTGCCTTAGACATACATCTAGTAACTAAAGTCTCAATCATATTTTCCTCAGGAGTATCTTTAATTTCTTTTAATAAAGAATTAAGTGATTTTTTAATCTCAGTTGAATCATCATATATCTCTATATCATATCCAAAAGTTTTACAAACACCAACTAAAGCATTTAACTTCTCCATATTTGGAGTATCGTGAACTCTATATACATTTGCCCAACTAGCTTCTGATAAAGTTTTAGCAACTGACTTGTTAGCCAATAACATAAATTCTTCAATTAACTTGTTAGATTCTTTTTGTTCTTTGAAATAAACACCAATTGGTTTCTTATTATCTTCGGCTAGTTTGAATTTGACTTCAATACCACCCATCTCAATAGAACCTTCTTTAATTCTTTTCTTTCTAATCTTTCTAGCTAAAGTATCAAGTAATCTAATTTCAGTTGAATAATCACCATCTGTACCTTCAATAATTTCTTGTGCATCTTCATAAGCAAATCTTCTATCAGAGTGAATAACTGTTTTACCTTGCCAAGTATTTAATATGTTACCATCACCATCTAAAGTAAAGATAACAGAAAAAGCTAATCTATCTTCGTGAGGTTTTAATGAGCAAATACCATTACTTAATCTTTCAGGCAACATTGGTACACATCTATCAACTAAATATACTGATGTAGCTCTTTTGAAAGCCTCATCATCTAATTTAGTTCCTGGTTTAACATAGTGACCTACGTCAGCAATGTGAACACCTACTTCAATTTTATTATCACTTATTATATTAACTGAAAGGGCATCGTCAAAATCTTTAGCATCAACAGGGTCGATTGTTAAAGTAGTAACACCTCTCATATCTTTACGAGAAGAAATTTCCTTTTCGGTAATAACTTCTGGTACTAACATTGATTCGTTAATAACTTCTTGAGGAAATTCAACAGGTAGTCCATATTCGAACATAATTGAATTCATCTCAGCGTTGTTATCACCAGAATCTCCTAAAACTTTAATTATTTTTCCTTGTGGTGATTTTGTATCTTCCCACTTTATTAACTCGACTACAACTTTTTGGTCGTGTTCTGCTTTTAATCCACCTTTGATATAAAAATCAACTGGTATTTTATTACTATCAGGAACTACGAATATAGTTTTCTTCCCAATTTGTACTTTTCCAACAAACTCTGTTTTAAATCTTGAAATAACTTCAATAACTTTTCCTTCTAACTTTTTTTCAGCTTTGAATATCTGAACTTTTACTTTATCTAAGTGTAGTGAGTTAGCTGTGTTTTTCTTGTAAACGAAAATCTCTTTCTCGTTTATTACTAGTGATGCGTTACCGCTTGTTGAGAACTCAATTTGTCCTTCGTAAACATCACCTTCTTTTAATTCTATCATATAATATTCTATTTAAGAAATATCATTTTGTTTATCTCTTTTTGATATATTATCAACTCCATACTTCTCAATAAGAGTATTTTTCATCTTACTAAGAACTTTTTTATTCTGTATTGGGTAGTCAACTCCAAAGTTTTTTCTTAAAGTTTCTTTTCTTTTTCTTTCTGAGCACTTTCTACAGAAGTATTCTCCCCAATTATTATCATATTTAATATAGTTCTTAAATATTACTTCTTTTTCAATTCCACATCCATCACACTTACAAACTATTTTATAATGAGATCCTTTAGACATTAATTCAACTGGTATCTTTATGTTTTCTCCTATTGCAACATCATAACCTAAATCATCATAATACTGATAATTTGATTCACTTATTTTAATATCTATATCTCTAGTTAGGATCATAAAAAACCACTTAATTTCCTTTATTTATTAATTTTTGTCTTTCTCCTTCATGGTTTTATAGATGTTAAAGCTGGCTTGAATTCCCACTTGACTATAAAAAATCCACCTTTAATTTTTTTGAGGAAATGATGTATTATATATACTCTATATTTTAAAAAATAAACCTTATTTAAATGAAACCAGTTTTAATTGTAGAAAATTCGACAAACTCTCTTATCAGAGAGAATAATGGTTCAGGTAAGAAAGATTATATCATGAATGGTACATTCACTGAGTTTGGTGTTAAAAACCGTAACGAAAGAGTTTACACAGCTGATAAATTTCTTCCAGCTCTTCAAGAACTTAATGAGAGAATGAGCAGCCTTGGTGCTGTTTATGGTGAATTCGATCACCCGGATGTATTTGATACATCTCTTTCAAGAGCATCACACATAATCACAAAAGCTACTTATGTAAAAGAATCAAATCTTGTTAGTGGTGAGATTAAATTATTAAATACTTATTGGGGAAAAGAGGCTAAATCATTAGTTGATGATGGGTGTCCAGTATTCGTTTCTTCAAGAGCTGCAGGTATCACTGAATCAGATGGTACTGTTTCATTAAAGAAATTATTTACATATGATATCGTTGCTGACCCAGGTTTTGCTTCAGCTAAAATGAGTATCAAATCTCTTAATGAGTCATTAGGTTATAATGAAAACTCCAACTTTAGGATATACGAAATGTCCGATGAGTCAAAAATAAATGAATTATTTAATATGAATAAAAATGAATTTGTTACTAAAGAACAATTAACTGAATACTCTCAGTACTTAGTTAAGGAACTAGCTTCTACACAAAAAGAAGTTAAAGGCGCAATTTCTAAAGGCAATATGAGTCCTAAGAAATTAGAGCAATTATTAGAATACTATGAAGAGTTAAATACTACAAACTCTCAAGTTGTTAAATATTTAGATTACTTAGCTGAGAAATTCTCAATTATGGTTAATGAAAACAAATCTTTAAAAGAAACAACTAATAAACTTATCAAACACAATGACTATTTAGCTGAAAGTCTTGAAAAAGCTGTTAACTACTCTGAGTATTTAGCTGAAAATTTAGACAAGAACATTGAGTACGCTGAGTACTTAGCTGAAAATCTTGATAAAAACATTTCTTATTCTGAGTATATCGCTGAGAATTTAGATAAAAACATTTCTTATTCTGAGTATTTAGCTGAGAATTTAGATAAAAACATTGAGTATTCAGAATATTTAGCTGAAAATCTTGATAAAAACATCGCTTACTCTGAGTACATCGCTGAAAACTTAGACAAAAGTATTGCTTACGGTGAGTATATCGCTGAACACGTTGATAATTCAATCGCTTATTCTGAATATTTAGCTGAACATGTTGAAGGTAACATCGCTTACTCTGAATACATTGCTGAACATTTAGATGACAATATTGCTTATTCTGAGTATATCGCTGAGAACCTAGACAAATCAATTAACTACCAAGGATTAATAGTTGAAAAATTAAATTCTGGTAAATTAAATGAGGCATTTGGTGAAGAAGAAGCTTTCCCTTCATTACAAGCTGCTGGTTTTGAAAACATGGAAGAAAATGAAAATGAAAATGAAGAAGAAAATGAAGAAGAATACAATGGTGTTCCTTCATCTTACGAAGAAGAAAATTATAATAAAGAAGAAGATGAAGACTGTGGTCCTAATTCAACTGAAGAAGAAAATGAAAATGAAGAAGAAGCTCATGATTATAAAGTAACTGGTAACAGTGATTCTGAATTATCTGAGTCAATCGACAAATTAATAGAAGAAGCTAAAAAACGTAAAGTTTCTGAAACATCAGACTTGAATTTCTTAAAATTCTTAAACAAGTCTCAAGTAGATAGTTATTATGCTTTAACAAACGAAGAACAAGACAATGTAAAACTTCACATAAACGAAAGAAGTTACTTCACATCTAAAGATGTGTTGGGTCTAATCTCTGAAGCACTATCAACAAAGAATGAATCTCTTGAAGAAAGAGTAATCAGATTAATGCCTGAAAACACTAAGGCTATCTGGAGTCAAATGAACGAATCTGCTAAAAAATCTATCTTATCACAAGCTAGACTTTACCCAGCTGATGTTTTAATGACTGAATCACAAGTTGAGCATTTCTGGTTAACTAGAAAGCTTAAAACAAATGAATCTGTAACTAAAAAGTTAGTAGCTCATGAAAGTTTAATACAAGAAGATAAACTTTCTGATAATGACGTTACTGCAATTATGGAAAGATTCAAAAACATCTAATCTATAAAAAATCCACACTTGAAATTATTGAAATTTCGAAGGGTAATATATAGATAACAAAAAAAAATAAAAAAAAATATGTCACATATTAGAATAGACAAATCAAAAGCGCTTAAGAAGTGGTCTCCAGTTTTAGAGAACATGGGTGTAAGTGAAGAAAGATTGGACTGGATGTCAGAAATGGCTGAATACCACTCAATCAATGAAAATGCGTATGTAAACGCATCAAACGTAGCCGGTATGGGTGCAATATTAAATCCAGTTGTTGGTACATTAGCTGGTAACGTAACTGGTAACAGTAACGTAGCAGGTTCAGGAGATGTAGGTCAAAACTTACTTCCTGTAGCAATGAAAATCGCAGCTCAAACAATCGGTTTAGATTTAGTAGCTGTTAAACCAACTCCAGGTCCAAAAATCGATTTATTATACATTGATTTTCAATACGATGATATCGATCAAACAACAAGCGAAAGACCACTAGTTTTCAAATTTAGTGCTGATAACAATACTGCTATTGCAGCTGGTATCACAGCTTCTTTACTTTCAAATAGTATCACTTTAACTACAGGTGGTTTATCAGGTGGTAGAATGTTCTACGGTATTACAGCTTCTTCAGCTGTTGCAACTAAAACTGAGCCAACTACTAAAACAGACATAATTGAGTTTTTAGGTTTCTCTCGTATTGATGCTTTACCAATGTTTAGAGCTTTCAGACAAGCTAATACAACAGGTAACTATGGCGCTTCTTATTTTGACGCTACATTAAACACATTTGACCAAAATACTGCAATGACTAGCTTAATTTTAAGAATTGCTGGTGTTACACCAACAGCAAATGCTAATAAAACAATTACATTAGTATCTGCATTAGAAGATCATATCCCAGGTTTCTCTGCAAACTGGACATCTGCTGCTTCTGGTCAAGCTGCTGGTCAATACCCAATGGGTCGTCTTGCTGATGATCAATCATATGCTGGTGTTATCGGACCAAAAATTTCTTCTAAAACTGTTGCAGTTGGTACTATTGAAGTATCTTCAGCTCTTAGAAGAACTGAAATTGAAGATATCAAAGCTAATACAGGTATGGATATCGTTCAAAAAATGGAGTCTATCCTTGTTAACGAATTATCTCAAACAATCTCTAAACAAATTGTTGCTAAGATTTTCGAAATGGGTAAATTAAACGCTGACACAGCTCCTTTATCTACAGTTGGTGGTGGTTTAACTATCTTCGACTTAAATACAGCTTATGCTGCTTCTGGTTCATTAGGTGGTGAGACTACTCACGCTGTACAACGTAAGTTAATCACTAAGATTGCTCACGCTTCTAACTACATCGCTACTGAAGGTCGTGTAGGTCCTGCTCAATACCTTATCACAAACGGAGGTTTAGCTGCAGCACTTCAAGATATCGCTGGTTACACAATTAACCCGACTAAATCTAAATTAAACGGACAAGGTCAATTATACCCTGTAGGTTCAATCGGAGACATCTCTATCTATGTAGATCCATATATGAGATATAACGATAACAGAATCGTATTAGGTCGTAAGAACAACCCTGACCAACCAGGTATCATTTTCGTACCTTATTTAATGGCTCAGTCTATCTCAGTTATCTCTGAAGCTACATTCGCTCCAAGAATGTTGTTACGTTCAAGATACGCTGTAACTGAAGTTGGTTGGTACCCACAAAAACAATACATGACTATTACAGTTACTGACGCTGCTCAGTTATTAAACTAATAATAGTTTTATTGCTAATATTGAAAAAAGACCCTTATGGGTCTTTTTTCTTTTTAAAGAATTTCTAATTAATATATACTACTATATGATAAAGAAATTTAATTCATTTAATGAAAGTAAAAAAGATAAGTTTCCAAATGTTCAAAAATTGGACATAGATGGATTTGTTGTTTATGTTGGTAAAGATGCTAAATCTAATGACCACTTAACATTTAATGTTGCTGATAAAGAAGATATTTGGTTTCACGTTAAAGGAACTCCGGGTAGCCACGTTGTTATTCGTGTTAGAGAAAACTTACCCACTGAAACTATTATAAAAGCAGCAGCTCAATTGGCTAAAAAGAATAGTAAAGCTTCTAAAGATGATAAAGCAACTGTTGTTTATTGTCAAAAAAGATTTGTAAAGAAAGAATCAGGTATGAATGATGGTCAAGTTAAAGTTGATTATACTAATTCATATCAAATAGTAGTTTAATAATTAATATATACTACAATAAAATATTTAATGAAATGGCAGAAGAAAAAGAATCAATTAGAGTAACTTATACTAAAGAACTAGAATCTATTCTTAAAGACTTAGAAGATGATAACAATTATGTTGCATTTGAACTTCTTTGGTTAAATGAAAGTGGCGCTAAATACTTCAATGGTCTAAAAATAAGTAGTGTTGATGTTTCAGAGACATCTGGTTCATTTGATGTTACTATAGATGGTAAAGTAGTGCCTATGAAAATTGAAAAGTTTATTCAATACTATTTTAAGAATTTATTATCACCTGCTGATGTTAAACAGTTTATTAGAATTTATAATTCTACTAAAAATGGTGAACCAATTGATGGTAATCTTATTAAACCTGAAGATTTTGTTTATAAGCCTAAAGATGTTAGAAGTACTTTCTTATCATTGGTTACTAAAACATATCCACATGGCCACGAAGATGAAGTTTTACAATTTCTTCCTAAGTTAGAAAAAGATACAGTTGGTAATTATTATAAAATAATTGGAGATCCTAAACAAGAAACTATGTTTACATCTCACTTAGATACTGCTGATAGAGCACAAAAGATAACTAAACTTTATTCAATGATTGAAAAAGAAGAAGAATATATTGTTACAGATGGTAATTCTATATTAGGTTCTGATGATAAATCAGGAGTCGCTGTTATGTTATATATGATGGCTCATAATGTACCAGGTCTTTATTACTTCTTTATTGGAGAAGAAAGAGGTGGTATTGGTTCAGGTTTATTATCATCTGTTTATGAACAAGTTGATTACCTAAAGAACATTAAAAGATGCGTTTCTTTTGATAGAAGAAATTATCATTCAGTTATTACTCAGCAAATGGGTAGAGTTTGTTGTTCAAATGATTTTGGAACAGCTTTATGTGAGCAATATAATAAGAATGGACTTAATTTATCACTAGATCCTACAGGTATTTACACAGATTCGGCTTCATTTATTGACCAAATTCCAGAATGTACTAATATATCAGTAGGTTATTTTAATGAGCATACTGGTGATGAGTATCAAAATATGACTTATTTGAAAAGTTTAGCAGAAGCTAGTATTAAAGTAAATTGGAATTCATTACCAACTGTTAGAAAGATTGGATTGGATGATGATGTTATTAGAAGACATGGTAAATTAATAAATGACTTAAAACAATCTCCTTTTGATTTAGATATTAAAGTTGTCGGTGAACAAGGTGGTGGTGTTTCTATACAATGTGATATGGAAGATAGTGATATAGAAAGTGCTTTTCGATCACTTACAGATTTACAAGTTATATTAAATAGACATAAAATCAATCAAGATGTTTTCTTTGATGGTTACTATATAAAAATAGAATTGAAATAATGAAACTGAAAAAATTTAACCAACTATTTGAACGCGAAGGATTCGATTATATCGATGGATATGATGATGATGACTATGAAGATGAAGGATATGATAAATTAAACTCAGATGATGATGATTCTGACGATAATGGTAATCAAGATGATATGGCTCATTTAGAATATCTACTTAGAGAGATGTTTAGAAATGTTGGTATAGATGTTACTGTTACTAGTGATAATGGAGACATTCAAATAGTTGCAATGCTTAATCAAAAAGAACGTCTTAGAGATGTTATTAGTATCTTTAGTGTTGCTAATAAATTGAAAAAAGATATTCTAGCTCAATATGATTCTGAATTTGATTTATGGGAAGATAAGAAAGGTCTACCAATGCTTACATTTAGTTTTTACTATGGAGATGGTTTAGGTGATAGTAACACACCTTTTTAATTAAAATTTATTAAACTTTTTTGATATTTGGTATATTATATATACATTTGTAGAAATAATAACAAATACACCGGGGGATGTCTCAGAATTGATTTGCAGAGTGGTGGTAGTTATGCAGGTATCGGGTTGTCATATGACCGATTAACAAATTAGATGGTAAAGTCGTAAATGGCAAAACAAATGAAGTAGCTAGCAATGAAGATTTAGTATTTGCACTACAAAACAACATGATCTTGGTAGAAGATCTAATGGCTGTCTAACAACAGTTCATTATCAAAAAATTCTCCAACCTGTCTCACACAGGACTAAAAGGGTGAAACGGTTTTTTGTTACTTATTAGAGTCTCTCAAAAAAAGTAAAAAGTTTGTAAGTTTATAAAAACTTTCTAAGCCTGTGAAAGATTAATTATTAACAACTGAAAAAGACACGTTGGGCAGTACAACGTCATCTCCACAAGTTCGATAGTAATATCGATTTTTTAGACCTCACTTCCTGAAATGGGAGTGAGGTCTTTTTTATTTATGAAAATTTGAAAAAATTATATATATTTGTACTATGAAAAATCTAAGAGACAGAGTAGATATGTAAGTAAAAAATAACTTACAATATGTCAAAGCACACAAACAAACACTGGTTAAGAGAAAAAGAATATATCTCTCTTATAAAAGAACGCGATTTGATATGGGATTCTCTTCCAAGATATCGTA